TTATCCGAAGAGTATGGATACGCTGCTGTATATTACGGTGCTTGCCTAATGGGTGAGTATACCAATGGACAGTAATTAAACTGCCACACACTTGCCCCATTCGTGGGGCAGGTGCATTATAATATTCATATACACATCAGAGGCACTATGGCAAAAGCAATCGGAACTGTAAGAGCAACTGATACAAACATTAAGGGATCTGTTCTCCGTGCCTCATCAGGTAGAGGCAGCACATTCACACCAGCACGGGGGTTGGGTAAGTGCATGGTAGCAGATTTGGAGGGAGTGATAGCACGGGCGAAGTTACAGTATAAGAGAGATCGCAGAGCGATGATTCGTGGAGGCAGTGCCACCTAACCCCGTTCGTTCGTGTATTGGCAGTGCCCCCGTGATCGGGGGTTCGCCCCCCGCCCCCGTTTAAAAAAGCATAACTACCCTAACCTACAAAGTGTTACGAAAGCGAGAACAATATTCCATAAGACTTCAAATTTTTTTTCGCTGTTAAAAAACGCCCACAGGGTTGACTTGCAAAAAATTCGCAATTGATATATAATGCAAAAAGAGAATACTTGTCATGCAGAAAAATAATCCAGAAGATATTCGCCCCTTAGAGGTTGATTCAGTAACTGGAGAATATTATGTAAGGATTCCTGAATGGGCAGTTAATGATCAAGGATGGTATGAAGATACTGAATTAAAGTTTAAAACAGACGGTGAAGAACTTATTATTACAGAACAATGAGTAACACATATCACATATACTTAAGAGGTGAAGTTCTTTTTAAAGACTTAGATAAGTATGAATTTAAAATTATATGGGGTAGGTTATATCATTCATATTATAAGGATGAGATAGGATATGAAGAGATTGAATATACAACAGATCAAGAAAAAGATTTACTACAGGATGCTTCTTATTAAATGAGATATACAATTACTGATGATTATCTTGATGAGAAGTATATTTCACATTTAGAGAACAGAATATTACAGAGTGGACCAGAGTTTCAATGGATCTTTCAGGAACAGGTTGCTCACGGAGAGGATGGTGCAAATGATGCATTCTATTTTGTTCATGAAGTGTATAATCATTACTTTCCTCAGAGTGCTATGCACGAGGAGTTAAATTATCTCTATAATATGTTAGATGTTCGTGCATTAATTAGATGTCGTATTATAATGTATGTAAATCAAGGAAGACAGATTATTCATGCACCACACGTAGATTTTGGTTATGATCATAAAGCAGCATTACTCTATATGAATGATTGTAATGGTTATACATTAATGTCTAATTCTGATTGGGATGCAGAGAATGATACTACATTTGCAGATGATAGTGGTCAGAAGGTTGATGTTCTTGAATATATGAAAGAGAAGATCTTTACTAATGAAGAGAAGGTAGTAAGTAAAAGGAATCGATTACTTTTACATGATGGTTCTAGACCTCATTGTAGTACTACTTGCACAGATGCAAAGAAGAGATATCTGATTGCATTAAATTACTTTTAAGTTTAAACCATGAAAAATATTACACCAGAACCTCTAAAACACGTAGAGCAAATAGAAACTTTTTCAGAACCTCCTATAAGAGTATATGAGTGGGATGGAGAGATACAACCAATACTTGAATTTTTAAGTAAAGAGAAGTTTGTGCATTCTAATGGTAATGTAAAATCTGAGAATGTATGGTTATTTGAAGAACCTATATTTGCAGATCTAAAGAAGTTTTGTTTACAAGCCTGTCAAGAGTATGCAAAGGATATTACTGATACTGAGCAAGAGTTAGAGATACAACAGTCATGGGCAAATGTAAATGAGCCTGGTATGATGAATCCACAGCATTGGCATAGTAATAGTTTTCTGAGTGGAACGTTCTACTTAATATCAGCACAGGAAAAAGGTGCTCCGATTGTATTCAGTACTCGTAATAGGAATTTTTCTTTATACTTAGAACCAACAGAAAGATATGAACCTGATGATCAAGTAGAGCATAATAAGTATATGGCATCAGCATTAAATGTTGCATCTGTTCCTGGTTCATTAGTAGTGTTTTCTTCTTTAATGCCACATCAAGTACCTCCGAATGAATCAGATTCAGTAAGAATTAGTTTATCGTTTAATACTTTTCCTAAACGTCCTTTTGGGTATGATACCGACCTAAATTCAGTCAAATATTTTAGTTGACTTTTACTATATAATCGCATATAATATAAGAGTAATTACAACATAATAATGTCAAAAGGATTTACGGTAAAAGCGAAATCTCCTGTTGTCAAGAAAGCACCTGAATGGGACTACGAGAAAGCAAAGGAGATGATAAAGGGTAAGACAGTAGTTTTCTGTCTACCAGGAAGAGGAGTATCATATGCATTTTTAAAGAGCTTTGTTCAACTATGTTTTGATCTGGTTCAAAATGGAGCAAGTATCCAAATCTCGCAGGATTACTCATCAATGGTCAACTTTGCACGGTGTAAGTGCTTAGGTGCGAATGTTCTTCGAGGACCTGATCAGAAACCTTGGGATGGACAGTTAAAGTATGATTACCAACTATGGATCGATAGCGATATTGTATTCAACTCTGAGAAGTTCTGGCAAATCCTTTTGATGGATCAGGATATTGCATCTGGTTGGTATTGCACTGAGGATGGTAAGACAACTTCAGTTGCTCATTGGATGGAAGAGGATGATTTCCGTTCTAATGGTGGTGTTATGAATCACGAAACCCTCGAAAGCATCTCGAAAAGAAAGAAACCATTTACGGTAGATTACACTGGTTTTGGTTGGACACTGATTAAGAATGGTGTGTTTGAGCACGATGAAATGAAGTATCCTTGGTTTGCTCCTAAGATGCAAGTCTTTGAATCTGGTGAGGTTCAAGATATGTGCGGTGAGGACGTTTCGTTCTGCTTAGATGCGAAAGAGGCTGGTTTTGAGATATGGTGTGATCCTCGTGTAAGAGTTGGTCATGAAAAGCAAAGAGTTATATAATATCTTTGAGGGTGATAAACTTCTCTTTGAGAACCTCACCCAAGATGAATACTTTGATGCTATGGAAGATCTTGCTCAAGAATTCTATAGCACTGGGGTTCATAACCCCCAAGATTTAAGAACTGAAATTAAAGCGAATTAATTATGGCAAAATTTAAGCAAAGTCTATCTGGATCTACATTTGTAGAATCAACACCGAAAAAAACTCGTCAAGGAAGGGGAAAACATTCAAAATATGCCGCTTCGTCTCGAAATAAAGCACCTAAACGATATAGGGGGCAAGGAAAATAACTAAAAAGGACTTGGATTACATCAATTCGGGTCTTTTTTTTGTAATTGTATAAAAGTACTATAAATAAAGCCATAATAATACTAAATAAACCGTTCTGATGGCAATCGAACGCACATCTCAAGCATTTAAAGACATAAGTTTTGCTTTCAAACCACATCCTGTGACGAAAGACCTACCTGTGTTGATGAATGAACGTGCAATTATACGTTCTGTAAGGAATTTGGTGGAGACAATCCCCACAGAGAGGTTTTTTCAGTCTGATATTGGAACCGATATAAGGGCAAGTTTGTTTGAAAACTACTACCCTACCATGAAGAAGGTAATTCAAAACCAAATTGTTGAAACAGTTGAGCGATATGAACCTAGAGTTGCAAATTTAGAGGTTCAAATCAATGCTGCTATGGATGACAATGCATTTGAAGTATCTGTATTGTTTGAAATTGTAGGATTAGAAGTTCCGATACAATCATTTTCCTTCTTATTAGAACCAACAAGATAATAATATGCCTTTTACTCAATTTACAAGTTTAGATTTTGATCAGATTAAAGCCCAAATAAGGGATTATCTTCGTGCTAACAGCAATTTTACTGATTTTAACTTTGAGGGTTCTAACTTTTCGATTTTAATTGATACTTTAGCATACAATACCTATATTAATGCCTTTAATGCAAACCTAGTTGTAAACGAATCCTTCTTAGATTCAGCAACTGTAAGAGAAAATGTAGTTTCTTTGGCAAGAAATATAGGTTATGTACCCCGTTCAAAAACTGCTGCAAAGAGTTCTATTCACTTTGATGTAGAAACTAACTCAACTGCACAAACAATGCACTTAAAACCTGGTTTAGTATGCACTGGGGCAGCAAATAACACTACATTCAGATTCTCTACTACTCAGAGTATATCCGCAGCAATTAAAAATGGTGTTGCTTCCTTTGGTTCTGAAAGTGAACCTATTGAAATACTACAAGGAACATTTTTAGAAACAAGATTTGTAGCAAATAATAACGCAGACCAAAGATTTATACTCGCAAACCCAAATATTGATACATCTACGCTTAAAGTATATGTTGCTGGAATATCAGATACTGGTATTGGAAGACAATACAACATGATTGATAATATCCTGAATCTTAATAAAGACTCTGAAGTTTTCTTTGTTCAGGAAATTCAAGATGAAAATTTTGAAATATTATTTGGTGATGGGTATTTTGGTAAAAAATTAGAAAATAATTCTATTATCACAGTTCGATATATTGTAACTGATGGTGAAGAAGGTAATGGTGCTTCAGAATTTAGTTTCCAAGGAGTTTTTAAAGATAGGGATCCTGATGATATAGGTGCATCTACAATTATTCCTAACAGTGGAATCTCGGTAAACACTGTTAATAGTGCCTCAAATGGTGCTGAAATGGAAGGTGTATCATCTATTAAGTATTTTGCACCTAGAATTTATTCATCGCAGTATAGGGCGGTTACACCAAGGGATTATGAGGCAATAATACAGACAATTTATCCTAAAACAGAATCTGTTGCCGTTGTTGGTGGTGAAGAATTAACTCCACCTAAGTTTGGACAAGTTCAAATTAGCATTAAACCTAAAAATGGAACATATGTTTCTGATTTTGACAAACAACAGATAAAAAACAAGTTAAAGAGTTACGCAATCGCTGGAATTAACTCAGAAATCGTAGATCTTAAGATTTTGTATGTTGAATGTGATTCAACCATCTATTATAACACTGCACAAACAAATAATGCGGATGATTTGAAAACAAGGATTACTGATTCTCTTACAACTTACTCCAAAACTGTAGATATTAATAAGTTTGGTGGTAGGTTTAAGTATAGTAAGATCTTACAGTTAATTGATAGAGTTGATACTGCAATTACATCTAATATTACTACTTTAAAGATTAGAAGAGATCTAAAAGTTCTAATAAATCAATTTGCACAGTATGAATTATGCTTTGGTAACAGATTTCACATAAATCCTTTAGGTTTTAACATAAAAAGCACTGGATTTACTGTAAGTGGGTCAAATGATGTTGTATATTTAACTGATGTTCCAAATAAAAAGGAAGATGGAACTCTAGATGGTAGTGGAAAGGGTATTTTGAGTGTAATTTCAAGAAACCAAAAAGATGAATTGAATGTTATTGCAAAATCTGCAGGAACAGTTGATTACATGAAGGGTGAAATTATCTTAAATACGTTAAATATAACAGGAACTTCAGCAAATAACGATTTGATTGAAATTCAAGCGTTCCCAGAATCAAATGATGTAGTTGGATTGAAGGATTTATACTTAGTTTTCAGCGTTGCAGATAGTCGGATAAATATGGTTAAAGATGTAATAGCATCGGGAGAAGACGTTTCAGGCGTTGTATTTACTAGAGACTATTACACATCAAGTTACGCAAATGGAGACCTAGAGAGAAAATAAATGAGTATAGGAATTGATAAGAGAATTCAAGTCAACAGAATTATTGAGAGTCAGATACCTGAATTTTTAAGGTCTGATTTTCCTAATGTAACTGAATTTTTTAAACAATATTACCGTTCTCAAGAATTTCAAGGAGGTCCTACCGATCTAATTGAAAATTTAGATCAGTATTTAAAATCAGATAACTTAGTTCCTGAAGTTATTCATGGAACAACTTCATTATTAGCGGCAATTACAGCATCTGATACAACTATTACCGTTGCATCTACAAAGGGATTTCCTGATGAATATGGTCTTTTAAAGATCGGTGATGAAATTATTACCTATACAGGTAAAACTGATACATCATTTACTGGATGTGTTCGTGGATTTAGTGGTGTAAGTGGATATAGTGTTGGAATATCTTCATCATTAGATAATGTTAACAAAGAAGGTTTATTATTTGAAAGTACTAGAGCAAATGATCATGTTGCTAGTAGTGTTGTTAATAATCTAAGTGTTTTATTCTTACAGGAATTTTATAAAAAATTAAAGAGAACATTCCTACCTGGATTAGAAGATAATGATTTTGCAGAAGGTATTGATGTTGGTAATTTTATAAAGAATGCAAGATCTTTTTATCAATCAAAAGGTATTGAAGAATCTATAAGAATATTATTAAAATTATTATTTGGTGTAGATGCTAAAATATTAGATCTTGAAGAACAGTTACTTAAACCATCTACTTCCGAATTTATAAGAAGAGAAGTTATTATTGCGGAAGCAATTAATGGAGATCCGTCTAAATTAGTTGGTCAGACCATTACAAAATCAACAGATTCTAGAACTAATGCATCAGTTTCAGAAGTTGAGATATTAACTAGAGAAAATAAAATATATTATCAACTTTCTTTATTTGTTGGATTTAATGATAGGGATTTAATTGAAGGAACATTTACAATACCAGGTAAAACAAAGGCATTAGAACCTTCTCTAAAAGATTCTTCAGTACTTTCTGTTGATTCTACTGTTGGATTCGCTAAAACTGGTTATGTATTGTGTGGAATTAACTCAATTACATATAGTTCAAAATCAGTTAATCAATTCTTTGGTTGTACTGGTATTGAAGAAGATATTTCAACAGGATCTGATGTAAGATCTGATGAATTTATCTTTGGGTATGAGGATGGTGATTTAACCAAGAAAGTTGATTTAAGGATTACTGGTGTTCTTTCAGAGTTTAAAACTGTTTCTGATATCGCTTTAGTTTCACCAGGTGAGAAAGTTTTTGTTAAAAATGTAGGAGAATCTATACCAAATCCAGATTTTAATAAAACTTATAAGGAAATATTTGCAAACTCATGGATATACAATACTAGTTGTAGATATGAGATTTCTGTAATCTCTGGTTCTAGTATTACAGTATCCAGTAAAATAGATAAGTCTAGTGTAAAGGTTGGAGATATTGTTGAAATATTACAGAGAAACTCTGAAACAGTTGTAGCACCATTTGCAGAAGTTACTGGTATTAATGCTACTAAAACGGTATTAACAGTATCTGGTATATCAGCATTTACTCCAGTAGATGGTTTATTTTATGATTTGAGAAGAAAATTAAACAAAGCATCTAGTAGTGGTATAGAAATAAAGGAAGGAAATTCAAAAATATTATCAGATGTATCTAATGTTTATATTGATGGTAAAACAGATGCATATGTTGCATCTAATTCATTACCATCTTATGAATTAGATTCTATAGTTAGAAGAATTTCTGTCGGAATATCATCAGCACTTCCTAATTTAAATTGTTTTGATGTTGATCTTCAAACATATAACTGCATTCAGTTTGATAATTCAGATTTTAGATTAATTACAGGTGATGCTGTAGTATATACTTCCGATGATCCATTGGAAGGGTTATCCAGTGGTGATCTTTATTATCTTGAAAAAATAGAAGCTTCTACATCAAATGTTGGTTTTACTACCGTTAGATTATACAAATCAAGAGGACAGATCGGCACTCCAGATAATGCAGTTAGATTTAAATCTCAGACTACATCCAATAGTCATACACTTACAAGAATAGATCATTATGATAGAGATTTATCTGCAAATAAAATATTAAGAAAGTATCCATTAACCCAAAATTTATACGTATCTGGTACAGATGAAACTCCTGTTGGTGGAGTTGGTATGTTAATTAATGGTGTTCAGATAGAAACACCAATATCTTCGGATTATATTTACTATGGTCAAATTGATAATGTAGATGTTTATAATAGTGGTGACGGATATGATGTTGTAAATCCACCAAAATTAGATGTTGATCCAAGTAATAATGGTGGAATAGATGCAATAGTTGAACCAATTATTGAAGGTAGTGTTAAAGAGGTTATAGTTGATCCTCATGATTTTGATATTGATGATGTAAAATCTATTGCACTAACTGGTGGAAATGGAGATGGTTGTGTATTAGAACCAGTTATAGGTATTAGATTTAGAGAAGTTGAATTTGATAGTAGAGATATTTTCTTCTCAGGTGGTTTGTCTATTGATGATGAAACAATTACCTTTAAAACAGAACATTTTTTAACTACTGGAGAAGTTGTTTATTACAATAGTAACGGTAATGCTGAAATTGGAACTGGACCTTTTGGGGATGTTGGAAATACTGCTACTGGATCATTAGCAACAGGAGCACCATATGCTGTTAGTTTTGTAAACTCAAAGACTGTTAGATTACATAATACAAGTGATGAAGCAATAGCAGGTATTAATACAATTGGTATTTCAACCGCAACTAATGCTAGTGGTATTCATAAGTTTAGAACA